AGAGCAATTTTATGCTACTGGTGGTTATTTTACTGAAATTAGTAAAATTAAAGAATTAAGAAAAGAAGTTAATACCTTTAAAAACAAACGTGCTACTGCAACTTTAAAAATAGATGTTTGGAGAACACTTGAAGCTTCTAGAAGAAAAGGAAATATTCAATGACATCTATCATAATAACTATATTAATAACAGCTTGTATAATTTTTATAGCTGGAGTTACAGCACTCTCGGTATTTGTTGAGTGGTTAGAAAATAATGGAGAAGATCAATGACAATAGAAGTAAATTGTATAGATACAAGATATGTTGCTAACAAAGTCAAAGAAATGGAAACAACAAAAGACGAAAAAAAATTAAGAAAAATGATTACAGAATTTAAAGAGGAATTAGTATATAATGTGGGTATTGATACCCTTCGTGAGTACAATAATGAACTTTAAAGAAGAATATAAAAAAAGATTTAATGCACCTATGTTTAGTGATTTAACTACTCGTGAGTTAATCATATACCGAACAGGTCTAAAGAATGGTGTTTCCCTTGGAAGACGTTCTGTGATTCCGAAAACAATAATCATTAAACCTAGAAATAAACCTATTGGGCCAGTTATTAATGAAGATAAAAGAGTAAATCAAATTCTTGATAACGTAAGTAAATATTTTAAAGTGTCTGCTGCCGAAGTAATAGGTAAGTGTCGTAAGAGATATTTAGTAAGACCAAGAAGTATGGTCATTAATTTAATGAGAGAATGTACTTCATTGTCTTATCCTGATATGGCACACATTTTAAATAAGGATCATACAACTTTAATATATCATACAGAAATTAAAAGATTAAATAAAGGAGTATGGTTGGATAATAATCTAAATAATATTTTTGGAACTTTAAAAAAAGAGGTCTGTAATGAAACACAGTAAGAACGAATATAATTTTAAAATCGGACAGCATCTTAAACGAATAAGAAAACAATCAAAACTCACACAACAAAATCTTGCTGATGTATTGGGAATTAGTTTTCAACAAGTACAAAAATTTGAGAATGGAACTAATAGGATATTTGCACATCAGTTATTTCAAATATGTGATAAATTTGATTGGAATATCAACGAATTTAAGGCATCGGAGGCATCCGTTTCAGTCCTTAATAGTAAGGTAACGCAGCCATTAAGTTAAATTTACGCCTTATGAACCTATTTGCGTTGTGGAAGCGAGAGTGGAAGCAACGCACAATAGTTGATTTTACCCCATAAATCAGTATATCTTAACAATGAGTGATTTGTTTAATAGGATATATTATGACTAGTCTAGCATTAGGTAAAATATTCCATAATACCGTAATACCTCAATTTGTGGTTGCAAGAAAATCTAAAGGTATATCACAATTAGAAATGGATGAAGTTTTGGGTGTTGCCAAAGGTTTAGTTTCTAAATGGGAATGTGGAATAAGAAAACCTAGTGGTTGGCTATTCTGCTGTTGGGCAGATGCTCTTGATATGAAAATAACATTAACCCCAAAGAAGGTGCTAAATGATAAATCCTGATTTTGAAGAAAAGGGTGCATTAACAAATGATCCAATTGTAAATAGAGTTGTCGATATAATTTTAAAACGACATATGCAAGGTATGGAAAAGTTTGGTAAAACAATGGAATCTAATGACAGACCGTTAGACCAATGGATAGAAGAAACTATTGAAGAAATGATAGATGCTATTCATTATCTAGTTAAAGCTAGAACGATAACGGATAAGTTTAAGATTAAACAAAAAGAGTTAGATGCCATGTTAGCTAAATTTAAAGAAGGAACATTTGAAAATGAAAAACCTATTGAATCAAAAGATTCTGTTGAGGAAAAAATCTAATATAGATTATTCTGCTCCACATAATAGACAAATGCTTTTTCGAATGAGATTGCTTAAATTTTATAAGCAAATTGAATTTGATGAAGATGTTTATACTAAAACTGCTAATGAGATATTAAATGGTACATTGCCATATAAATATGTAAATGAAATAGAAAAGTTAAGAGTGAAACATGAAAAAACGAAAAAAGATAGATGGGAAAAACTTAAGAAACAAAAAGCAACCGAAATGGGGCTTAAGGTTAGAGAAGTTGTTGCTAACGCATTTAAAAAAACAACCTAAACATTATTGGAAAGTTGGAGGTACGATTTGAAGAAAGATTTTGATAGAAAGCAAGGCATTGGTGGATCTGATGCAACAAGACTATATGAGGGTGATTGGCATCAATTATGGTCAGAAAAAATAGGTGATAGTGTCTATCCTGATTTAAGTGATGTGTTACCAGTACAAATGGGAATACATACTGAATCATTTAATATTAGTTGGTTTGAAAAATTAACTAAATTAAAGGTGGATGGTAAACAAGAAACATTTTTTCATCCAAAATATAAATATATGTATGCTCATGTTGATGGGTTAATATTAGATGAAGATAAAGCTATATTAGAATGTAAACACACTAATGCTTTTAGTAATGCTAAAAAGGTATCAGATAAATATAAAGCACAATTACAACATTATTTAATGGTATGTAATTATCCTAAAATATATTTGTCAGTATTTTTTGGAAATTTGAAACATGAGATTATTGAAGTTACTAAAGATAAAGAGTTTCAAGATAAATTAGAAAATGCAGAAATATTATTTTGGCATTTTGTAACTAGCAAAAAAGAACCACCAGAATATATTAGTTTTGATAACTTTAACACAAAGGAGATGAATGGTGAAACAATCATACCCATTGTCGCCAGGAAGTAAGGAAGGTGGAACTTCTTTAGAAGCTGCAGAGTTAATAACAGCTGGAGCTGAAACTATAAGAAAAAAAGTTTTTGATGTTATAATTAACAAAGGAAATTTTGGTGCTACTGCAGATGAGGTTGCTGAATTATTAGCTTTGAGTCCTTTTACTGTAAGACCTAGAGTAACAGAGTTGTTTAAGCTAGGTAAAATAGAAAGAAAAGATAGAAGAAAAAACTCAAGTGGTGCTATGGCTTATGTGTATAAAGTCAGTAAAGACCATATAATTAATCAATACACAGAAAAAGGAATATGAAATGAGAACAGGTGAAACAAAAAACTATTACATTTGGGATAAAGCGAAAGCTACAGATCCTGCGTGGACAAAACCTTTTCCAAAGTTTGGGAAAACATTAACAACAATTGATCCAATGTCGCAAGTAATGTGTATGACAGGATTATTTGGGCCAGTAGGTAAAGGTTGGAGATTTAAAAATACTTATACATATACAGATCAAAATGTATTTGCAGAAGTAATTATTCAATGGAAAGACAATGATACTTGGTATGGCTATGGGCCAATTTCAAGTGTTTGTGCATTATATAAGAAAAATGGTAGTCTTGATGATGAAGCTCCAAAGAAAGCAACAACAGATGCTTTGACTAAAGGATTTAGTTATCTAGGTCTTAATGCAGATGTGTTTCTAGGTATGTTTGATAATAATAAATATATTTCAGAAATGAAAACAAAATTCAGTACTAATGGATCGGCTGAAAGCAATGTTAAAATAATAGATCCTGCAAAGTTAAGGAAAGACAAAGATGATAAATAAAGTAATACTAGTCGGTAGATTAGGTGCTGATCCTGAAGTTAAACAAACTAAAAAGGGCGACACTATGGCTAATCTATCTTTAGCAACTAACAAGAAGTTTAAAGAAGATGAAAAAACTACTTGGCACAAAGTTGTAGTATTTGATCCTCGTATCGCAGATACAATGAGCAAATATGCCAAAAAAGGTACTATGTTATATATAGAAGGTGAAATTGAAACTAGATCTTATAAAGATGCTAGTGGCAACCAAAGATATGTAACTGAAGTAGTTGTACCTAGATATTCTGGTGTAATCAAAATGGTTTCACCAAAACCTAATGGAGGAACGCCTACTGAAGCTGTTGCTCCAGAATCACCACAAGCAAGTGGAGATTATAAAGGTCAGTTTTAAAGAATTTGTAGGGATTGACTATCTTCAACTACTATTATTTAGTTTGGTCAGCCAACTAAATATTAAAGAGATGCAATAGAGGTCAGGGTTGTTTGCCACTAAATTGCTATCTAGTCCTACAATTGATGTTACTCATAAGAGTAGCTCCTAGCATGGGGAGTTGCCTCGCAAGAGGATTTTCCCCATGCGTTATAATTCTTCGAACACATATAAAGTGCACTTATATGTCCTCAAGATAATAACTATTGTACTTGGTACTGATTAAGTAGCGTAAAACTTTACTGTCCTAGGAAAAACAGAATAAATCACCTTGAAAACAAGTGCGTTGCTAGAAGGTGAGCCAGGTATAATCTTTCCACATGAAATCAATTCTAGATTTAAAAGCAGAGTTTAAAAAACGAGATCTTAAACTAAATGAATGTATAGAATCAATTGAAGAACTAAATGATTTTATGACAGTTGATCTTCTTAAAAGAGGAAACGTAGATGGATCATTAGTTGCTTTAGTTTCTATAGTAATGAATGTTGCGTCTTGGTATAATAAGAAACAATTTACGATAGATCTACTATCTTCAGCTTTAGCTACAATAGAATCCGAAAAATTCAGAGAAGACGGTTCTAAGCTCAATTAAGCTCTTTATATAAGTATAGTATTTAACGCATAGCCAAGGTCGTATTATGCTTCCGAAGGGCTTGTACGTTGAGATATGGGCTTCCTAGAGTCTATATATTGGTCAAAACAAAGGTAATCTTTACTATTATGACAAAAATGCTTTTTTTCAGCATTTACTATCCAACCACCCATATCAGAGAATAATGCTTTACCACACCAATCACAATTACCACAATTATAAACTTCGTTTTTTCTTTTTACCCAAGTTTTTTTCTTTGAACTGTTCTGCATGAGGAGTATTATTTGCTATATCATCTAAAAAGGATTTATCAACTTCATTTTCAAAAGATATATCTGTAGCATAGTCTTTATATTTTTTATAAGTCCGTTTCTTTTTATTTTGCGTAGTCACCGTATTTATCTTTGATAATCTTAACTACTCTTATTTTGTCGCTGTACTCATCTTTTTCAAGAATAGCATCTACTTCGCCACATTGCATACGAACATTTTGAGGATTAACACTTCGTTCAACTGTTCTTTTGGCTTTCAAACAAGAAGACATTTTTTGATCCTGAATATAAGTATGCTCTATAATTCCACCTTGGTAGAACATACAAAGTACTATAACTCCACTAATTATGGTTTCCATTATTCCTCACTTTATCTTTAAGAACTTCAATTTGTTCTAATATTTTTTCTACATCTTTTTGTAGTCTATTTATATTGACTGCATTATGTCTAGATTCTTTAATTTCTGTTTGTATATACTCTACATCAGTTAATAAAGATTCTATTAATAAAAATTGTTCGCTGTCTGCTGGTAATGAACCGAGTTCACCTCTTGGCCATTTAATTGAAAACTCAACTGCTTTATCTAAATCTTTTTTAATTAAATGATTGTCAGTTTCTAAAGTATTAATTCTTTCAATAACTCCAAAATATGCCCATACCCCAACTGCTACTGCTCCAACTATACTAATGAGATTTTTCATTGGCATAGATACTGAAGTATTTGAGCTTACTTTCATATTATAAATAATATAATTGCTACCGAAATAACTATAGTCCATTTAGCAGGTACAGATCTTCTGTGCCAAAATAAATCTATTTTAGATATTAAATCTGGTATTGTCATTTTATCTCCTTTTTCCAGTTGTTGTAACCTTCCACCCAATCTTGACGATGGAGTTTATCCCATTTTGTCCAAGCCCACGAATTAAGCTGACCTGTCCAACCTTGAATCCATAATAAGATACTCATTTTAATTTTTTTAA